GGCCGAGGAATGCTTCAGCCCGGCATCGGTGGGATGCCCGGTACTGGGGCAAATCCCCTATTCCCGCTGCGTCGACGAGCGGCGGACGCGGTTCTCTATGGCCAGCCCCTTGCGCATCGCCCTGTACAAGGCATGTCGCGAATGCAGGTTAAATGATGATCTAGGCAAAGGTTAAAAAACGGAGGAAACAATGGAAGCGAAAACACCGGAAGACGTAATCGCCATGGCCGGGCTGTCCGGCCCCGCCGATGCGGTACGAGAAGAAGATTGGAAAGAAAATCTGGCGCGGCAGCGGACCGAATGCGCGGAAATGGAAGCGGCGGCGCGGGCGCGGCTTGAATGCGAGAAGCGGCGAATTGAAGCGCAGAGGAATTTGCAGCTTTATGTCGAACTGGAACGCGGCCGGCCGCTGACCAGCGATGAAATCAAGGCCGTCGGCATGGCGATGCTGGCTTTGGCCGAGCCGGCCGAAATGAAGGCCGAAGAGTCGAGCGACCTGCACATCGCTGCCGTGGACTACTGCCAGCGATACGCAAGCTGGCGCCATCATATGGAAAAAAAGATGAAGGAGGCGGCGTGATGGCAAGGGTCAAAGGAGCGACCGGGCCGCGTGTCGTCGCGCCCCGGGACAAAGTGGAAGCGGAGGCGTGGGTGCTTGCGATCGGCGAGAAGCGCCGCGAGGTGGTGCGCATGGAAACGGCGATGAACGATGAAATCGCCGCCATCAAAGCCGAGCGCGAGGAAGCCGCCCGGCCGTGGCGCGAGGACATCGAGGCGATGGTCGAAGGTGTGCGCCTGTGGGCCTCGGCCAACCGCGACGAGCTGACTGACGGCGGCAAGCGGCAATCGGTCGAGCTCGGCACCGGCGTGGTGGCCTGGCGGGTGCAGCCGCCGAGGGTCACGATCCGGGGCGCGGAAGCGGTGCTGGCGGCCCTGAAAAAGCTTGGTCTCAGCCGCTTTATTCGCACCAAGGAAGAAATCAACAAGGACGCCATGCTGGCCGAGCCGGAGGTGGCGCGGCTGGCCCCGGGCATCACCATCGGTTCGGCGGGCGAGAGCTTTTCCATCGAACCATTCGAGGCGGATTTGGATGCCGCCAAAGCGTGAGTAGGGGCGACCGTCCTCGGTCGCCCGCATGAAAAAGGGGCGGCCCTCCGTGGCCGCCCGCACACAACGGAGAACAGCAATGAAGAAAGAAGAATTACTGAAGAAATGGCAGAAGGTAGTGACCAGCCGCAAATCGAGCGGCATATCGCTGGCGGAACTCGATGTCGTGATGGCGGCGCTCGGCGAGGCAATCGGTGACGCTTTGGCCGATCGCGAGGAAGTCACCGTCCCCGGTCTCGGCAAGTGGGTGGTGAAAGATTGCCCGGAGCGGCAGGCCAGAAACCCGATGACCGGCAAGACCGTCACCGTCCCGGCCTGTCTATCCTGCCGCTTCAAGGTCAGCGAGACGCTGAAACGGCGATTGAACGGGAAGGCGTAGCGCGCAGGGGCACGGCGCGCCGTGCCCCTACATCCAACCACGGAGACAAACCATGAATCCCGGTAAAGAGATGCCATGGCCAGGGGCCAAAAAACAGGGAACAGGAAACAGGCGGCAGAAGCCTGGCGCCTGTGACCTGACACCTGTTACCCGGCCGCAGTTGGCCAAAATACACATCGCCAAGAAAGAGCTGGCTATGCCGGACGACGCCTACCGCGCCATCCTGCGCCAGCGCTACCAGGTGGACTCGGCCCGCGAGCTGACCCAGAGCCAAGCGCAGGCGTTGATCGACCAGTTCCGCCGCAGCGGCTGGGTACCGAAGAGCCGGACCAAGCGCGGCAACGACTTCATCGTCGTTCACCGCCCGCAGCAGAAGAAGGTGCTCGGCATGTGGAAGGATCTAGGCTACAGCATGGCCGGGCTGCACGCCCGCTGCAAAAAGCAGTTCGGCATCGATCGCTTCGAGTGGCTGATCGGCCATGATGAGCTGCACATACTGATCACCGATTTGGACGCCCGGCTGAAGAGGAGGGGCCTCAGATGAACAGTGGACAGGAAACAGGATACAGGAGACAGGAAGGCGTCCTGGCGCCTGGCGCCTGTCACCTGGCCCCTGATCTCCGTGAACTCTGCGGAAAGCGTGTCGTCGAACTGCCCGACGCCTTTCTGCCGGCGGCGCAGGAGTTGCCGGGGGAAATGGCGCGGCTGGCGCAGGAGATCGACGCCTACCTGCCGGGCCAGGGCGCACGCTTGACCATTATTTTGTGCCAGATTTTTCCGAGCCAGACGGTTTATTTCCGCAACGCCGACAAGTGGCTGCGGGCCTGGCGAGACCACATCATCCGCAGCCTCTACGACCAGGGCAACATCAGCATCCACGAACTGGCCACCATGTGTGCTCTGTCGCAGCGGCAGATCGAAAATATCTTGGGCGAGGCCGGCAAGCCGGTGGATGACCGGCAACTGAAACTGTTTTGAAAATGGGAAGCAAATGCCGATGGGTTGGAGGACAGCCGGTAGCTGGTGGGCGCAGGGTGGCCGTAAATATCCAGCGTAATTCCGGGGCCGGTGGATGTGTTGGGGTTCCACCCTTGCATTGGCAATTTAACAATAGAGGCGATCAATGATGACCGAGAAAAAACTGCTGAAAATCGAAGCCTTGGCCAATGCGGCGACGCCGGGGCCATGGAAATACACGAAGAAACGCAAGATGTATCAAGCCAGCATTGGTTTTTATCGCTTAACCGACCCTTTCATAAGTAGAGAAAACGCCGAATTCATCGCCGCCGCCCGCGAGGCCGTGCCGGCGCTGATCGCCGAGGTGCAGCGGCTGCGGGCATATAACGCCAAGCTCGCCACATTGCTTGAAAAGGTGAATGATCTATTTACTGTGGAGAAGCTGCCATGAGAACAATCACTCCGGAAGAACGCGCTGAATGGCGCAAGCTGCCAATTGATGCGGATGCCGTTGAGCTTATAATCGAGGCCGATCAGGAAGCATGGTACCGAGACCTTGGATACGATGCCGTGGCGATCATCCCACGGCTACTCGACAACCTCGAAGCCGCCGAAGCCGCGCTGAAGGCGCTGGCGACAGAAATCATCGGTACTGACTGCGCATCTTGCGCATATCACTGGGGCGCCTGCGAAGAATTCATACCGTCGGAAGCCTGTGTCGAAAAAGTGATTGCCTGGGCACGGGCGCAGGTGAGCGCCGCCTGATTCCTCGCCCCGGTCATGGTTCGACACGCTCACCATGACCAGTGGTTTCCCGTCCTCCGTTTTTCGCCGTTCATTTCCTGATTCTCCGAAGTCCTTCGCCTGATAGTTCTCTTCCAAATCCATTATTCCTTTCCCTGAAGTAATAAACGCAACAACCGCGCCCCCACGTAGGGGCGAAAGATTTTTCGCCCCTACAGGGGAGGGAAACATGTGATCACCAGACATGGCGAATTACTCGAATGGCTGCTGGCCGGGCTGAAGCAAGTCCCCTTTCTGGCCGGCTGCCGCAAGATGGGCGTGCTGCATGACTTGGGCCGCGAGGCGCTGCTCGGTTACTTCGACAGCGATCTCTCGATCGGCGCCTTCGCCAGCGGCGGCAGCTACAACGAAGAAGTCGAGCTGCGCGGCCAAACCGAAGACACCGATGTGGTGATCGTCATTGGCAGCCGCAACCTGATCGCGCCGGAAGCGTCGCTCGGTGCCGGCGACGAGCCGGGTTGCTGGGATGTGCTGGAAGCGGTGCGGCAATGCTACAGCGGCTGGACCAGGGACCAGGAAACAGGCGACAGGAAACAGGAAGCCGGAAACATCAGCACGATAATCCCTCGCCGCTGGCGGGCGCTGTACTCCGAGGACGGCGTGGCCATCCTCGGCCTCGAGCTGCGGGTGACGCTCTTCAGGGCGGTGCCGCAGGGGCACATGGACAGTTTCGGCGCCGGGTACCCAGCCAGAGGACAGAAGACAGAAGACGGATGACAGAAACGGCGATAAAGGGGCGTCACGCGATTGGCAAGGGCAGTCTGTCTTCTGTCATCTGTGCTCTGTCCTCTGTGTCGCCACAGGCGAATTAAACACGCAATAAACGATTCTGGAGAATGACAATGGCAACCGGAAAACAGAAGACGGAAGACGGAAGACAGAATGACAATCCCGGCAGTGAGCCGGCGGAACAGAAAACGGGCGATGGCGGCCAGAAGACTGATGGAACCAAGGACAATCCGTCCTCTGACGTCCGTCCTCTGTCTTCTGGTTCCGGCCCCTGGGTTTATGTCGGCCCGAGCGATCCGAAGAAATTTTTGCGGCACAGGTCGGCGTATCTGTCGATCCCGGCCGGCGCCGACGCGGCGCTCTTTGTGCCGCTCGATGACTACCCGGCCTGGGTTATGAAACAAGCGAAGGGAGAGTGATCATGCCCGCTTACAGAACTGGCGTTTACGTCAATGAAGTCCCCACCTCGCTGATGCCGATGCGGCACGTCGAGGCGCGGATGCCGGTGGTCTTCGGCTGCGCCCCGGTGCAGACGCTCGCTGGGGATAAAGAAAAGATCATCAATAAACCGGTACTCTGCCATACATTCGCCGATTTTGTCCAGCAGCTCGGCTGGTCGGACGATCCGGCATTCACGCTCGCCCAGGCGGCGCACATCTTCTTCCGCCTCTACTCGGTGGCGCCGGTGGTCTTTGTCAACGTCTATGATCCGGCCAAGCATAAGGACGGGCCGCAGGCGGTGATGGATACAGACATCGTCGGCGGCATCGACCCAGCCACCGGCATAAAGAGCGGCCTCGAGCTGGCGGACACGGTATTCCCCACCTTCCGCCAGGTGCCGGGGAGAATTCTCGTCCCTGGCTTTAGCCAGGCGCCGGCGTTGGCGCAGATGATGATAGCCCGCGCCCACGAAATCAACACCATGTTCCGGGCGCAGGCCATTGTCGATCTGCCGGTGGACTATTACACCCAGGCGGCGGCCTGGAAAAACGACAACAACTACGTTTCGGAAGACCTTATCTGCTGCCTCGGCACACCCTTGAACGGCAAGGATGAGCAGTTTTTGTCGCTGCACCATGCGGCGCTGGACATGCAAGTGGATTCCGAAAATGGCGACATCCCCTTTGTCTCGGCGTCGAACCACAATCTGCGCATTACCGGGTTCAAAATTGGCAAAGACCTCGTCAACCTGGGTCCGGAGCAGGCCGCCAGCCTCGAGGGCGAGGGCATCGTCACGGCCATCAACTTTGATGGCGGATGGAAATTGAAGGGCAACCGCACGGCATGTTATCCGTCGAACACCGATCCGAAGGATAGCTTCATCCCGATTCGCTGCTTCTTCAACTGGCTGGGGCGGACGCTGATCCTCAGCTACTGGTCGCGCCTCGACCAGCCGATCAGAAAGCGATTTATCCACAACGCCATCGATTCGGCCAACGTCTTTCTGAACGGTCTGCAAAGCCGCGAGATCATCCTCGGCGGCCGCTGCGCCTTCCTCGAGGCGGAGAACCCGGTCACCGATTTGATGGACGGCATCATCCGCTTCCACATCTACGTGACACCGCCGACGCCGGCGCGGGAAATCGACTTCACGTTGGAATACGACCCCGGCTATTTCTCAACCCTGTTCAATAATTAAGGAGGGTCGCCATGCGCATACCCGATAAATTGACCGATTTCCGCGTCTACAACGAAGGCAACGACGAAATCGGCCTCGCCGACGTCGAATTGCCGGACTTCGAGGGCGAAACCGACGATCTCTCCGGCGCTGGTCTCGCCGGCACGATCAGCACGCCGGCGCTGGGCCAGTTCAAGAGCATGAAGCTGGGCCTGAATTTCCGCACGCCGACCCCATCGTCGCTGCGGCTCCTGGAACCGCGAGTCCACAAGCTGACCTGCTACGGCAGCATCCAGGACTTCGACGGTGGCGCCGGCGCCATCCGCGAGGTGCCGTGCAAAATTTACGTCCACGCCCTGCCGCAGAAGAAGACGACGGGCAAGTTCGAGACGGCCAAACGCACGGGCACCAAAGTGGAATTGGAGCTGACCTATATCAAGATCAGCCTCGACGGCACGGACTATGTCGAACTCGACAAGCTGAACTACATCTACATCGTCGGCGGTACTGATTACCTGGCGGCGGTGCGGGCTAACTTAGGTCTCGGATGACAGATGACAGAAAACGGAGGACAGACAAACCGTCTTTCCTTCGCGCGAAGCGCCTAGCTTCAACCTGTCT